GGCTCGAAAGAGGCAGGCACGGACCCACACAGCGCCCTCGCCAAGCTGGCTGGAGTGGATCGGGACACGGCTAAGATCGCCGGTTTCGCTGTCCTGTACGGAGCTGGTGTTCGTGCTGTGCAGACCTACATTCGCCGCAAGTACCCTGAAAAGTCGCCTACAGAGGTGAAGAACTTTGCGTACCGAATTCTAGAGGGCAAGAAGGGCAAGCAGCGGTCAGGCTTGTATGAAGGTGGCTCGGATTCCGGTTGTTTCAACTATATGGAGGAAATTGCGATGAGAACCCGCGTCCCGCAACTTCCTTGCCTGGGGACAAAGATCTCGACCGCGATGCGACCCTCGGCTGTGGGGAACGATTTCAAAACTGGGCGGGTGAATTGGACGATCCAATCCTCGGGTGCGGAGATTCTTTCGATCTTCCTAACTTCGGTTCACTGGCTTGCCGCCGAGTACAAGATCCCGGCCCGATTCATTTTGAGCATCCATGACGAGATCTGGTTTATGACTCCAGATCGTTACGCGGAGCAGTTTGCTGTTCTGTTCCAAATCGCTCACATGTACACCTGGTCGCTGTTTCAATCTTCGGTGGACATTCCAGAATTGCCCCTGTCTCGTGCCTATTTCTCGAGCGTGGCGATTGATACTCGCATTCGCAAATCTCCGAAAGAAAGAACTGTTACACCGTCGAATCCTGGTGGTGACAAAGAACCTGGTGGGACTGAGTACTCGATGCAGGAACTCTCCGAAATCGGTGCAATCGACAAACTGACCACCCGTTACAACGCTATTCAAAAAGGTTTGATCAAATGAAAAAAACTCGCAAGTCTCGCGTCACATCCGCAACAATTGAAACAATGGTCGGCTTGACCGGAGTTTACTATTTGGTGACACCCTATGATAAAAAGGGACGGGAAATCCCCTCCTCCGTTCATTGTGCTTACAACTCAGAGTATTTCTCCCCCCAACAAACTTTCACGATGTCTCGAGCCCTCTAATGCCGTTTCCTCTTCCCCTCGACCCGTATTTCCGAAAAGAAATTGTTTTCATATGGATCTGCGATATTGACGATCGCCTAAAGATAGACGACCTGGAAGGCGCTAAAAAGAGCTGGAAAAATGCCAATGACATCTACCTTTCTTTACCTCCTGGGGGAGGGTCCGAGACCATCGAGAAACAACTTGTGGAGGCAAGGGTAAAACTTGACAGATTCACTTAGCAATTACTATGCGAACCATTTCAACTGACGCTGAACAATCTACTCCAGCAACCGGATCAAAACAAAAGAAACTCGAATCATTTTCTACCAAAATCTCCGACGGTCGAGAGATTCACATTCGTGAAATGACTGGCCGCGATCTCCTGTATATGGAGAAAGAACTTGGTAAGGCTGGCGACGTCGAACGAGGAATGAAGATCATTGAGCGCCTAATCGTGGGCTCCGACAAGATCACGTACGAAGAAATCCTTGACCTCGGAGTGAAGGATTTCAAGAAACTGAGCGATCTTGTTGCCAAAGCCAGCGGATCGGACGAGGAGGATGCCGGCCCAAACTAATTGTCGAAGACCTTGAAGATTTCACTTACCTCTTGAATTTCGGTGGGGATGTTTCCATTCACGTTCGCGAAGTCTGTCCGAAAGATTTTTATTTCGCGCAGACCCTTCGAAACAAAGAAAGTGGGTTAATTCCTTTGGTCTCCCGTCTTGTTCAAAATCCCGACGATTTAGTTTATTTCTCGTTGCCCCAGACCGAGAAAATCTTTAAGTGGGTTGGGGAAGAGCTGATCAACGAGAAAATTCTAACGGTTGAAAATTGGCTCGAAGTTTCGTTTCACCTCTGCAAACAACGCTGGGATAGCACTGTAGACTGGTTGGAAAAACAACCGATGAGCAAAATTCTTCAAATGATTAGCATCTTAGAGGACTTCGCCGAAAAACAACAGCAAGAGATTAAAAAGGGTTCAAAGGGTAGATGATCAATTTTCAGGTCAAGAAAGATGGTTTCACCCAGTTTAACTTGGACTGGTGGAAACCCACTCAGAAAGAGTGGGCTCCTGTTCTTCTAAAAGATCAGGCCGTACCCTGGAGGCAGGAGTCCGATCCCACAACCGGAAGGCCCTGGGTTTCCCTGACACCAAAGTACGCACTTGCGAAACTCCGCAAATTCCCCGGTCAACCGATCTTGAGGGCAACCGGAAAAATGCAAGACGAGGCCAAGATTCTACCGAAAGGAGAAGGCTTCGAGGTGAAAGCATCTCCCTACGGGGCATATCACCAATTTGGAACTTCGCGTATGGCTGCGAGGCCATGGGTGGGAATTCCGGACAATTCTCTCAAGCAGCTCTCGCCAATTGCTTGGAAACACATTCTCTCTCGTAAATCTTAATCATGGCAACAAAGAAAGCAATCGACAAGGAAGAAATTTCTTCGGTCGTTCAACCGGCTCCCGCAAATATTGAAGTGAAATCCCTAACTGAGGAGCCAGTTCCCGCACCAGAAGCTACTCCAAAAGAAGAAATTGAAACCGATGTTCGCACAAAGTTGCAAAGTCGGACAACTGAGGAAGATATTTTTGTTCCTACGAGCCCCGCTGTTCTTGAAGCCGCTGCCAAAAAAGTGGCTGAGCAGGAAGGTTTTGACCTTAACAGAGGTACATCAATCGGTGCTCGGCTTTTAGCTCGATCCCGTAAGATGGTCTGAGATGATTACACTTCCCTTTCAACCTCAATTTACTTGGAGAAAACTCGGGTACCAATATTACACGAACTCACTAGAGTATCGTGCGGTTCTTGAGTTAAACCCACAGTGGGCAGTTACCGAGTTGCCACCGTTGGGGGCGCAACTTCTTCTGCCCAATCCTGAGAGCCCGTCGGGAAGTTTAACCCAAGCGACTTTCATTTCAGGCAGCGCCGAGGGGGAGCAAGCAGATGCAATCTTCCCCTTTGATTCCGAGAGCGAGTATGTTGCCTCGTTGAGTAGGTACACTTTGCAAGGAGTTGTTCTTCGCGAGCAACTGAACGGTTACACTTCTGAGAGTCTTCCGGCAATCACCGGAAACCAGTAAGGGTAAAAATAAGTACACGTTCGTGTCCCAATAGTAGCTCTACGGAGACCACGCAGGAATCCTCCTTGCCTGCACTACTACGGGAAAAGTAGGAACACTTACTCTTAAAAATGGCCACTTTCTCTCTTGGCAGCGGAACAACTCCCGGCGCACCTGGTGTATACATCAATGAGCGCGCAGGTCTTGTCGCAAACGCCGCCGTCGCTAATTTTAGCACTGTTTACATGCTGGTGGAAACCGAGGAAACAACCCCGGTTACACTTTTCCCTTTTAACACACCGACTCCAATCACTTCTCTGACTGATTACACGGCGCTGATTGGCGGTGTAATTCCTGAGAACCGTATTCCCCTTCTGAGCTACAACTGCGTTAACGAGTTTTTTCAGAATGCCCAAATCGGTGACCTTCGGGTTGTTCGCGTAGGGACTCCCGACCAAATCGTTGAGATCGAAATCCTTCCCAACGGCACAAAACAGGGCAACTCCGGCCTTCCTTCACAGCTGAATGCTGGCGATATCGTATACGCTAAGCTCGTTCTGAACGGAAACCGTCTTGTTGCTGGCGATGGCGCCACAGGGTTCAATGCCAATGGAGAGTGGCTTGGTGTTCCGGTTACAATCCCCGTAGATTACATCTCTGGCGACGAAGTCAACAACCGCCAGATTTCACTTGCGATTGTCACTGCTATTTCGGATGCGATCGAAAGCAACCCGAGCGTTCGCAGTTCGATTTACGTTCGTGACTCCGGTTTGGTGATTGACCTGGATCCTCTGTCAAATTCCGAAAACGGCTATGTGAGCATCGCCGCCACAACTTTCGATGCCAATGTCAGCGTAATTCCTATCACTGTCGCAGTTGGATCGCAAGAAGTTCTGATGCAGAATGTCTACGATATTCAGAATATCGTGGGTCAACAGCAGAATATCGAGCGAGTTCCTCAGGATTACATTCAGTGCATCAACACCGCATTCGACGGTCAGCAAGATCAAGGATATCTGATTACTCCCGCCGCTTACGCTCAATTTGACGAAGCTGGCAGGACATCCGTCGGTGCTGCTGCTGCCGATCATTGTGCCAACAACAACTTCAAGTGGCTGGCTCTTGCCGATCCAGGTCCTTTCCTTGTAACAGACATCAACAAGTTTAGCGGGTATGTTCCTCACGAACCTGCCGCAGACCTGACTACAGGTAGAAACTATCTTGTTGACAACGCGATCTACAAGTGGACTGGCAACGATGTCACTTACGACAAACTTACCTACCAGGCTCTGATCGCCTCCCCGACTTCAGAAACTGCTATCACCCAGTCTCAAACTGCAACTCCGGTTGCCGCTGGTGAAAAAGTTGGCCTTCTGGATTCAGCCCAGTACACTGTCACTTCCATTGGCACTGGCGATTGCGTCTTAAACCTCAGCACTCAAAATTACTGGCCTGTAACGCTTCAGATTCAGGAAGTTGCCTTTAGCAATGCTACTGGCGACATTCTTGGCACTATCGGGGAAAGCGGAACCGTTTTCGTTGTCGCACCGCCGTTCGACATCTCACTCGCTGGGGATTACTCCTTCAACACGGTTTTCTTTGCTGCCACCGCAGCCGCTGCGGTTTCGGTGCTAAATGAAGTCATTTCGTTTGGTGGCTCTGACTACCTGAGCACCCCCGCTAATGCAATTAACTTTGGCGGAACTGCCGGAACTTGCGATTTCACGTATTTCACTCCTGTTTACAGTCTGCCCCAGACAATCAACGGTCAGGTGTCGAACCTTCTGCAGAATATCACGGGCGACGATCAGTATGTGAACACTCTGCATCTTCCCGCGACACTTCAGGACTCCACCGAGGATTACCGTCTGAGTTTCATTTCTCGGACGATTTTTGATCCCTCTGTCTCACTTACGGGATCTACCTCCACCTATGTCGGGAACGTGGTTGTTGACTGTAAACTTCACGGTCTTTCTAGCGGACAGAAGATCTACTTCACTCAGCCGGTTAAAGTCGGACTTGGCATGTCTACTGCGACTCTCATTCGCCCTTCTACGAAAGGTTCGCAGTTTGTCTACTATGTGACCGTGCTCAACGGTGACACTTTCCTGCTTTCCGAGAGTTTGACCGACTTTACTGCGGGATCCTATGTGAGATTCCCGAGCGGTACAACTTCGGTTCTGTTGAGCCCCACCATCCTGTACACCAAAATTCTTGGCGGAGAAGTCACCTCACCCACTTTGGCTGAAGTGCCTGTTATCGCGCTGATTCGTGGAAGGAAGTACGGTTTCAACAGTGGTTTGATTGCAGACGAAGCTTCGGCTGCTGCCGTTACCCCTGCGCCTGCGACCTCTAACCCCAACGTCACAATTTTCTTCAACGAAAGTTTGACAGCCCTTGGCAAGGAGTTGATTTCGCCTTTCGGTGAAACTTTGGATGCCGGTTGGAGACCCAGCCTTGAGCTGGTTGCTCCCGGAACAACTGGGACTGCTCTGGAAAACTTCTACTGCACACCCACAGTTGATCAGAACTACGCCTCCCAGGCATTCCTGGTTCCCTCTATTGACGCGATCTTTGGAGGCAATTATTCAGCCAATACCACTGCCGCCACTGGAACTCTTGCTACTGTTTCTCCCTACGCTGCCGCCACCGGTCTTGCCGCATCGGACACTGGGGTTGACATTCAAGCTGTTCTTAGCAACCTTATTGGCGTCTATTTTGACGTCACTGTCGCTCCTACGGGTTCTTTCGCTCCTGATGGAGTCACCCCGGTTATTGTCGGCGACCGGATTGCCGTTTTCGCTAGCGGAAATTCCTACGGTTGGGTAGTTGTTCCTGCTGGCGCGGATTTGAGCGTTGTCGGTCAACCCTGCTTCGGGTCACAAGTTGCCCTGGACTTCACCGCTCAGACAACTCCCCCGAGCAACCTTTGGCGCTTCGACCCCATCACTTCGACTGAGATCATCAATGATGCTCTTCGCGGTGTTGGTTTCAACGGAGTTCCCCAGGCCCTCTTCATCGAGGCTGGTGTTGACAACGTTAACAGGCTCTACAACGACAGTCAGAACTACTTCCACCCGTTCGGCTTTATCGCTTATTACGGCCCTTACGTTGAAAACGCTTCCGGTCAGTGGATTCCCCCGTCACCGTATGTGACTGGAATTGCCCTTCGTCGTTATCGCGCCGACGGGTATCAGTTCCCGCCCGCAGGTGTTAAGTATCAGCTTTCGGACGCTGTTTCGGCTCAAATTCCGATCAACTCGGCCCAGCAGAACCTTCTCAACCCAGCCGGTTGTAACGCCATTCGTACCCTCCCCGGTTATCCGACCGCTGCAGTGTTCATTTGGGGTGGAAGAACTCGCGTGAACAGTGCTGATTCGCAGCAACGTCTGTATCAGTTTGTTAACACTCGTGTGATTCTGAACGTTGTTTACGGGTCGCTGCGCTCTGCCTTTGATAGTCAGATCTTCAACGTGATTGACGGATTTGGAGTTGCGTTCAACCAAATTATTTCGGTTGGAAACAGCGTTCTAAACCAGCTGTACTCCATCGGGGCTCTGTACGGCGCTCGCCCCAGTGACGCCTTCCAGGTTATCTGCGACAGCCGCATCAACCCTCCCGCCTCTCTTGAGAACGGAATTATCAACGCCAAAGTGTTTGTGACTCCTGTTCCTACACTGGAAAGAATTCAGATCGATCTGATTCGCGTTGCGGTTGGTCAAATGCAGAATGAGTTGAATGCCCAGGGCCTCGGAACGAATAACTCAATTCTCTGAATCTCTTGAGAGTCAAAATGAACAAGGAATTAACTCTACTGATTCCTGACTCTCTTCTTCTACAGCTTGAACTTAAGGCAAAAGAGCAAGGGGTTTCTACGGAAGCCCTTTGCCTCTCCCTTCTTTCCGGTGTACAACAAGAAGAGGGTTTGATGGATCCTTCCTACTATCAAACGCTTAGTTACACGGGTGTGAAACAAGAGATGAAAAAAGTTATTCAAAGTCCTCTTTCTTCAGGAGAGGTTCGAAAAAGACTTAACAGGCTCGAGGTTGAAATTTCCCGTAGATACAGGGTTCGATGAGCATAACAGAACCGCTTTCAGCAAGTATTCGCGGACTCTCATATCCCCTGCGGATTGAGAACGGAAATTTAGCAGTAAGCACCGATTATTCACTGATCTCGCAGCAAATTCGCAGCGTTGTCGAAACGAGGTATTACGAGCGTGTAATGCGTGCGAATTACGGTGTTGCGGACAATATTTTAGATGTGATGAATCCCGGTCAGGTCAACTCTGAACTCCAAGCCTCCATCTCAGCCAACGTTTCTGGCTTAACTGCATTAAATGTGAACGGTGACTGGATCACCCAAGGTGACGATGGGGTCTACCGAGTTGGAATAGTCTATGCTGTGAACGGTGTTCCCCAACCTCCAATGGAATTTACTTTGTCAAACTGATGTACTCTCTACAAGAAAGCGATATTTATCGCTTAATTTCGGCTTGTCAATACTATATGAGTCAGACATCGAGTGAGGATATTTACGACGAGTACTCGCGAATTCACGAAAAGTTGAAAAATTATATTTCACAGAATTTTCCTGAGTTGTCCCAAGGGTAAAATAAACCATAAACGCTGTTGCCGTGTGAGTTACCTCGGACACTATGTCAAACTAATGCTGAAGGCGGAGTATCGAAAGTAATGGCATCTAGATTCAAGACCGCCCCAGTACCTTCGGGTGAAGTTGCCCGTTACACGAGTGACCCCTACAACCTGTCAAGCATTTTCATGTTTGGCAGTTCGAGCCCATTTTCGGGTCAAGGTAACACAATCGTCAGGCCAAACGACGACCTTCTCATCCAAAAAGGTGGAAACCGTGCCCTAGTCGTCTATCAGCGCCTCCTGTATGACGAGCAAGTACAAGGTTGTTTTTCCAAATTGACACAAGAAATTACC